AAATGTAAGCATTATTATATGCCTTAGCAAATTCCTGTATGACACTAGGAAACAACATGGGTTTGATAGTATTATTTCTATATTTTGCAACTACTCTATATGGAAATGTTGTCGTGTCAAATACAATAAAAGCAGAGTAATCTTTCTCTACACCTCTCGCAACGTCTACTGTAATTGAATAGTTGTGTTTATCTATTGGGTTTTCATATATCTCACCACCTCTCCTTCCAGTATTAATTGGTTCATCATACACCATAGTTTTTAACTTAGATGGTGCAATCAACGTATCAACAGATCCTAAGAACTCACACTCAAACTCAACACGGAACTGTGCTTCTGATGTGTTCTTGATTGTCTGTTCTTTCCACGCTTCATCTCTGCCTGGCACTTCTGACCAGTGAACGTCTGTGGTGACGTATTCGTTTCTACCTAGTTCTGCATCATGCCACAGTCGGTAAAAGTGATTCATACCACGAGGGGTAGAAACAATAATTACCTTAGTAGACTTACCAGAACTAATAGTAGGATATACACTACTAAAGAAATCATCTGCTAAATGGTTGGCAACGAACGCAAATTCGTCTAAGAATATGATGTTGAATGACATACCCCGAACGGCAGATGCAGAGGTTGATGCAGCAATGATCTTGGATTTGTTTTCCAATTCCATAGATCCCTTGTTCCATGCAATGATACCCTGTTGCATCCACTTGGGTAAGTTCTCATATGCAATCTGTAATCTACCGAGTAGATCTCTTGCAGTCTGAGCTTTGTTTGCAAGTATACCTATAGTTACACTATCATTGAAGATGGCATAGTGTAGAAGGTATGATACCACAGTCGTTGACTTACCTGACTGTCTAGGCATCTTACAAATATTGAATCTGTTATTATGGAAATTATTAACTAACTTTTCTTGAAAGTCATACATCTTGAATGGCACTAGACCTTCATCCAAGTTGATGATCTTTACATACTTCTGTGCAAAATATACAGGATCCTGAGCACACTTTAGAAACTCAGATACTTGTTTCTTTGTAAAGTTCTGAGCAACGTTAGCTTTCTTTAGATTAGGATTTCCAAGGTATTGTTCATGACTAGACATAATTTATTAAGAGTCAATTACTAATAGGGGTTTTGTGGGATCTTTATCACTCGCATCAAAGTATAATACTTTACTGCCTGGATATACTTTGTTCAATTCATATTGAACATTCTTCTTCAGTGGTCTTGCCCTTTGTGGGAAGAACATCTGAAGCATCTTAGTCTGACCTCTGAATTGAAAAGTAATAGTATAGGTTGCACCATACTTATTCAACCTTTGCCAGTTGCCTTCTTCTCTGATTGATTTAAAACTTTTCATTTTTTTGAATACAGTTGTCCTTTTCCTCTAATTTTTTTTGCAACGTTTCCAATAGCTTTTAAAGGACGTTCGATTGTCTGTCTGGTTAAAGCAGTTGGTCCAGTTTTCATACCTCTGGTGAATGACCAAGTTGCACCACCTTTCCCTTGCATGAAATCTTTAAGTTGACTCATGTTTCTTGGTAATGCTCCACCTTCAAAATCATCATCAGTTAACTTACTTGGATCTTTACCTTTAGATGCTTGTTTAATGAACTTACCCTGTTGAGCACGATCATCTTGTCGTAAAGTCTTAAAGGAAGCTTGATCCTCATTAGGAATTCTAACATTCCTACCTTTATTATACCAATCTTTCAAAGATTCGTTGAATTGTTGGTAGGTCTTCATTGATTCTCTTTACTGACTTTTTTGAGCATCTTCTGTAGATCAGCAGTGCTACCCACAAATAAAGAATTGTTGGTAACATTTGTAGTGTTCTGCTTAGTATTTACCTCATCTATCTCTTTCATTTTCTTTTGGAGATCCACTAACTTGTCAGCCGTGTCTGCAACGTGCTTGATAAGTTGACCAGCAACCTCATATGCTCTTGCAGAATCTGACTGTTGTGCAACATCCAATGCACCGTCAACTGCCTCTTGACCTTTCTCAACTAAAGAATATAATTGAGCTCTACTATATTCATAGTCTTTTGTAAGATCTTCTTTATCTGATTTTACTTTCTTGACAGGTTTGGATACAGGCTCTTTCTTCATGATCTCAGCACCTCTATCCGTTATGTCTAGAGCGTCATCTATAGAATCAAATGTTTCGTCTTCAATCATGTCTCAGCATCCCTTTGTTGACTAGTGCTGTATTGTTGACCATCAGCATAATCTGTGACAGTTTCACCAAATCCAAAATCATCGCCACTCTGTAAGACTTGTTCAATTATTTGAGTGTCGTCTTGAACGTTGATGACATTAATAGGAATGTTGGTGTCATGTGCCATGACTAAACTACCAAACTCACCTCTTCTTACAGTCAACCTGTTTCCAGAGATGGCTCTAATTAACATTTTCTCATCATCTATTTGTATGTAGTCACCCTTAGAGAATGGAGTAGAACTATTTACAGAGAATTCTGTGATGTCAGTTTTGACTATTTCATTTGTTCTAGCTGTATCATCCTTATTGTAATCCTTGACCGCAATAGGAACAGCAGTGTATCTCTGTTGTCTAGATGCAATCTTGAGATTTTCTGTTTCTGTATAGTAATCTGTTTGAACTTTCTTAATGAGTCCGTCAGTACTGTTGTTGATGGGACCGAATAGATATGTCTTGCATACAAAGTTCAGTGTGTATATTAAAGCTCTTCTTGTGAGATAATCGTCTTCATAATTATCCTCCATCTGTATACCTTCTAGAGTGATTGGCATGTCTCTCTTCTCTCCAATCACATCTACTAGGTCTACTGTTAAATTAAATGCTGGTTGAAAGTATGGTAGTATTTGTTCTAGTATTTGTATTGCGTCTTCGTTTAACTTAGATAAGATACTAAGTTGCATATTGATATTATATGGAACAGGCATGAAAGCCTTGATCATTTTGTTTGTCTTCTTGTTAGTAGACTTGAAAGTCTGCATGGTAGAGACTTTCCTAGTTGAGTCATAGTTCATTCCTATGACTTCAAATGACATTCTTGGCAGGGTGAGTGTAGTTCCAATGTTTCTCTCATCCTGATATTCTCTACCCTGAGATACTCTTGCTAAAAATTTCTGCTGAGGTCCATAAGATACTGGAACTTTGACAACACTTACTGTCTTGCCGTTCTTATCTGTATGTTGGATCTCAATGTTATTAAACAAGGTTCCGAAAGACACGATTGTCTTACGAATGATCTCATGATAGAAATGATTTGTTAACATAATATTACCACCTTATGAAACTATTTAGAATTCCCCAAATGGATTTCTTTCTGAGAAGTCTACAACCTCGTCTGCTTCGGTCTCAAAAGTTTCATTTTGAGCAAACGGTATATCAGCAGAAAGGTCATTACCTGTTGATAGAATCCTGTAACTTGCAGCTGCACCAACGATTGTCTCTCCTACAGTAAAGTCACCACTTGCTGCAATAACTTTGAGAATATTATTTGCAGTATCCCAGCTAGATACATATGCACTTGTACCTGTAGATACCTGTGTTACCAACTCATCTACTTCAAACTCACCGAAGAAACTTGATGTCACTGACTCAATACCTACATATGCAGTTGTGTTAGTATAACCAGCACCAGCGTTACTATATCTAATTTCTTTGACTGTACCTGCGGTGCTTACAACGGCTTCTGCTTGTGCGTTCTGTAGTAAAGGTATGGTTTCATTAGACTGTTGTATGTACACAGATGTAATACCGACTGTAGGTGTAAATGTATATCCTCTACCACCAGTCGTGATTCCAATAGGACCTAACACAGCCTCTGATATAACAGCAGTAGCAATAGCAACAGAAATAGGATTTCCCCCAGTGAATGTTACCTGTGGAGGTTCTGTGTATCCAGCGCCAGGATTTGTAATTAGTATTCTATCCACTGACTGATTTGGAACACCAGTTCTACTTGTCATGATAGCAACAGCAGTTGCCTGAGTTCCTATTGCTGGTGATTCGATAGTCATAATAGGGACTGAGGTATATCCCCAACCCTCATAGTTGATAGTTAGTCCTGTTACAACTCTGTTTGCATCAGTTGTTGCAACCACTTGTGGGTGTTCATTATCCATCTTTCGGATAAATGAAGCGTTGCTATTTGTCTGTGCATCAGTCTCTTGTTGTGTTTCGTTCACAGGAACTTGAGTTGCAGTGGTATTTCTTAGTGCATTATCACCAGTCAAGTTGACAGTTAGATGATCTAAGAATCCTTCAAATGATGCAGTTTGACTAGGAATGAATCCAGCACCAGCAGTGTCAGCACCTAATGTGAGAACATCGCCTGCAAAGAACAAGATTGGGTTTGCAGTGTTTAGAGTATTACTTACAGTTCCATTTACTGATATAGTTGCATCAGTATTGTATTGTTCTACTCTGATAAAGTTCCAAGCATTTAGATTGAGTTGTGTGGTGTTTTCTATAGATCCAGAACCAGAAGCAAAGATTATATTACCTGTTTCTCTATAATATATCTTAAATCTATCAGTCCACATAACTGTACCACCATTCACGGCTGGGTCAAACTTAGTGGGATACAACCAGAAACTTAATGATAGTCTACCATTACCAGTGTCTCTTGAGTCTACATTAGTTACGAACTTAAAGTTAGCACCAATTACATCTGTGACTGATGTATGATGTAGTGAATTATTGCCAAATTTAATCTGTGATGATGTGGTTAGGTTTGGTGGAGTGAATGATATAGTAGGAACACTAAGATAATTAGACCCACTACTTGTTAGAGTTACAGTATCAATACCACCTTCTGCAATAGTTACAGTTCCAGTGGCTTGATTACCTTGTTTTGGTTTAAATATCTGGACTGTTGGAGTTCCCAAGTAGTTACCATCATTGAATAGTGGTACACGTTGAACAGATTTTACGCCTGGAACTGTAGATGCAAGAGCCACATATCCCAAAGCATTTTCATTATCATCCTTGTCTAGTTGTAAAGTAATGATATTACCACGAGCGATGATACCATCATCTACATCTTCACCGTTCTTATCGGTCAATCCATCTGGTAGATCAACAACCTCATCCTCAGGCTCAAAGATCTCACATCTGAACTCATACATGAAGAGTTCATTTACTTGGTAGAATGGTACTTTTCTCTCAATATATTTGATTTCAAACAAAGCATTATCTAGAGGTAGATAAATTAGATCACCCTCTTGTGGTGATACAGCACTTGCTCTTGATTCCTCTGGGAACTTGTTTATAAAAGGAGTTATGAAGTCATCATATCTTTCTTTAGATACAACTAAAGTAATTTAATCTTGTTCTCTGAAACCAAATTTAGTGAGTACATCAGAAGGAGTTCCAAAACCATCAACGTTTACGAGATACGCTTCCAATGTAAAACTATCATCAAACTTAGAGGCAGTAATTTCTCTAATCACTGTATTCTGATTGATGATCTTTCTAGGTAAATACAGGATATCTTGACCGAACAACTGCAAGTGTTCGTTC